TACTCCAAATTAACCAGCGACCGCTTAAAATACTCGACTGGCAAACACCGTATCAGGTTATGCTGACAAATTTGTCAAAAAATTCGGATTAAATTTGCAATCTACCATATTCTTGTTTTAATTTTAATTTTTCGCTAGGAGTAAGCTTGTTATCACTATTAATGTCATTTACATTTCCCGCTACTTCGTTTGCTGTATCTTGTGCATTTTCACCAATACGAGTGCTATCGTCAATACTTATACTACCTTGTCCAATTGAACTCATGCTACGTTTTCCTCCTCTCCACTAGTATCTTTGTCGATATAGTTCTTTTTATCGCCACTATCATCACGTACATTTAAACGAGTTTTAAAAAGTGTTCTGTGTAAGTAATTAACATCATGTTCCGTTGTCAACATAGCAAAACCTTGTAGTACATACGGACCTTCTTTATCGTGGTAGTAACCGATTGTTTCAGGTTCAAAATAGTTCTCTACCCATTTGTCGCCAAACGTTTCAATCAAGTTTTCACGATGAAAAACTTCTGATTCAGTAACTACATTAATACAACTAAGAATTCGTGGGTCTTTCTTGTTCGCGTCACCTGAATTAATAAACATATACGGGAAGTAGATGTCATTTGATTGCATGGTGTTAAAGTTAGGTTCCGTACTAGCTACAGGATTGAATCCAAATTGTTGGATTTTAAAACTATAAATAGGATTCCATTTACCAGCAAGTAAATCGTCAACTCTTAATACTTCTACCGGTCCACTAGCCATTACAGATAAAACCCAACCTTGTTCGAAATCACAAGCAATTCGTCTAAACCAATGTCCATCTAATACCGGCATTTCAGCGATAACCTCTACTCCGTTACCTTGGTTTACAACCGCATTAGGTACCCACTTAAACCTACCTAAAGAAATATTGCCACCTGCCGTATTGGTCGACAAAGTCCATATCTCTGGCACACCATCGACTAAATGTGCTCCAAAACTACTACCATGTCCACCGCCTTGGACGACCATAGAATCAACATAAGTCCCATCTAATTTAAAACGATGATATTTAGTATCATCTGCATTAGAACGGTTGCCTTGTCCTTTTGTGCCCTCTGTATATGCAACTGAAGTAACTAGCATTTGGTTAACTTCATCGTACCATTGGTACTGGAATGCACCTGCAATGGCGTCACCCCAATGATCTTTTGGTAAATCCACCCGTTTTTTGTCGAAAAAAAGAGAGTTATCAATACTGATTGACAACTCTGCTTCGGTTTTTAAATAGTCTCCTTCAATGGTGCAGGTAATATTACCTACGTCCCCATCATCAAGAGTTACCTGATAACCATCATCTTTATGTTTTTCTTCCCAAATTAAGTCATGAACACCAGTTACGGTATTAGTTTTAGTCCAGATAAAAGCTGATTTACTCAGGTAACTAGTTAAATTGGTACCGTCTACAAACACTCTAGCAATGATTGTTTTACTGCTATCTTCCTTGCTCCAGCTCTTTCCAGTTGGTGTAATTAACTGTACAGATGCCGTCTTTGTACCATTACGTAGATCATTAATCAATTCTCTAACGTTGTTATTAATATCATTCTGTATTTGTTGAATAATACTAGGAGTTATAACCTGTAAGGTTACAAACTCACCTACGATAACTTTATTTTGGTTAGGGTCAGCCTGTGAGATTGTTCGCTGAATTACACGGCTCTTCACACCTGCTTCTGGTACCATTTTCGGGTCTAAAATTCGAATTGTATCGCCCAATCCAGCCGTAAAATTATTACTTAAAGTAATCTCATAATTAATACGTGGGTGATTAAACTTTGGTAGAACTTGAGTTTTAGCCCAATCCTTTAAAGAACTCAAATTAGCGATAGTACTTGATTGTACCGTACCTTCTAGGAACTTAGCACCATCAATATTTAAAACGCCAGATGAATACAAGTTATTAGCTTTTTCATCTTCTACGTAACCTTTTCCACCGTTAACGGATTCAATCCCTGCACCGTCAACATTGTAAGGATACAAACGGGTGATTAAATTTGCATCCGTTGTTTTACGCTTCATATCAATTAAATCATCACCAAAACGAATTGTACGGCCTTCGTCGACTCCCAATTCATTAACAAAGTCGATTCTTTTTTCAACAATTTGACCGGCACTATTAAAAAGTACATAAGCGTCAATCTCACAATTGAAAGCCTTACAAATGTTTTGTAATTGTGATTGAGCATTATCCATACCACTAATCGTAACGCCTAAGGCGTCTCCAGAATAATCGATCTCACCTGGTACCCAGCCTGTTCCCTCTAAAAGAGTTCCTACAACTTGCTTTAAATAAACATCTCCAGCGCCATCATGCCAACTCGGATCATCATTATTCCATGCGTTGGTTTTTGTATGAAGCATGTCCCAAATAGATAGGTTGATACCAATAGCACTTTTGTAATGGACACCACTTGTCGTAAATCCATCATTAATATTAGTTATCCTCATAACATACCAACGATTGTTAGTCGGGTCTTGGTAAGCAAGAGAACTACCAATAACTATTTTATCTGTGTCCGGATAACCATAAGGAATATTAATGGAATTAAGTGTATGGTTCCAATTCTTTTGGTTAGTTTGTTCTGCCCCAATATTATAGTTAACGGGCACATCTGAGGGCGTAATATCGGCGTCTTGGTCCGCAATTTGAATGCTTACTTCGTCGCCCCAAAAAGGGGTTCCACCTTCATTAGAGAGCGAACCAATCCTTTCAAGATTTCTATCTAAAATTACATACAACTAAAAGTCCTCCTTTCTTATAGATAAGTTGGTCGATAGGTCATTTCAATATCGACCTCTTTTGGGTCTACATTAAAGCCGATCACCTCGGATTGACCGCCCCAAAGTGAGGGATATGTTGAACCTAATGAAACTCTTTTTTCTAGAGAGTCAACCGCACCCCCATGAATTAAAGTAGTTTCATTACGTTCACAATCAATCACAACAGTTTCTCCTGCATGAACAACTGGGTGAGGTTCATCACCGTTACCATCATCTAGTATTTCTTTGACAGAATAACTTGTAATAGAGTTCCAGCCATAGTTGTATTCCTTATTAACCTTTCCAGTCTCAGGATTGAGTTTATCTTCGGTGATATTAGTTTTTTTTGCGTGCCATGCAATGGTAGCAAGGTCGAAGTCTTGATCTTTACTAAGATTAATAACTTTATTTTTAATAATGTAGTTATCTGTCTTGCCATTATTACTATTACACTTCCACAAACTAACCCATATCTTTAATCCAACTTTCCTAATTCGGCACTGAATGAACCCTTGATTGAAGAAAGAAGTATTGTTGAAATTTTCAATATTTAAGTTTGATTGATAGTAGTTTACATCAGTCTTTCCTTTGCCTTTACCACCTTTAGTTTTCTTGCTACTACTATGCCCGTTTTTTACGATGGTAACGTGATCAGTATAGTTTTTCCCATTGTGCCAGTCTTTGTATCCTTTATATACTTGAATAGATTTGCCCTCTGGTCCAATGTTTATTTCTCCTCGGCTCGCTCTTCCATACGAAGCATCTTGCATAAATACTCTAAAGACACTATTGCCATTTGAATCCACTCCATAAACTTCATTGCCAGAAATAGCTCGGCTATAATGTTTCATGTGATTAATTCTAAATGTCGTTTCGAAATTCTTAACTGTTCTTGGCAACCCTTGGTGCATAATCAATGGACCATACATTTTTCCGTCTGTATGTTTTAGAGGATCACCATAGTCGTACATTGTGCTAATGTTATTTGGTCGACGTGTTACAGAAATAGAATTGTCATTACTCATTACAGAGCCATCGATCACTCCATTAATCCCAAAATTAATTTGTGAGATATCTGTAATGTTTGTCCAAGTTGTAAGGCCATTACAAGGATCGTTAACCAGCACAGGTTCTTTATCAATGATATTGCCCTGTTCATCGGCAGTCTGGTCATAGCCAACATCAACGTATTTTGTGGAATCTGAACCATAAGCAACACCAATTTCTTCCATGTCCTTTTTTGGAGTAATTCTAAATATTGGATAAATTTCACCAGTTCCTTCTGGAGTATATTCGAACATGCTATCCGTAATTTTAACGGTGACTGGGTCTTTATAACCTTTGGGATCATCCGCAGTAAAAGTTAGAGTTAATTGCGAATCATTGGTTCCAACTGAAATTTGTGTAGCTTCTGGTAAAGCAGTAAACGTTCCATAATAAGTTACATCTGGCATAGTTCCAAAACGCATCGGAAATGAAACACCTTGCTCTGCTCTACGTGTAAATGCTCGTGTGATGTTAATTAGTGTTTCCATGTGTTCTTCCTCAGATGAAGTTTGGAACGAAACTGGAATTTGCCAAGTCTTTGCACCATAAGCGTTACCTTGTGGTATTTCCCCATAACGTCCAGGAACTGATTGGGAGCTATGAGCTATCGTAGTTCCAGTTGGCCAGTTAATATGACCAACAACCAACCCTAAATCTTCATAAGCTCTGATCCCATCAAATTCAAATGAATGTTTTGCTAAAGGCAATTCTTCTGCCATATTAAATTAGTCCTTTCCCTAAGTTACTTAGATAATTTGCTTTGTCTGTCTCTCTCTTATTAGCATTGTGAATGCTTTGATCAGTAAGCGCAGTATTGTAGACAGCTTGAACAACTTCGTTAAGCTTACCAATGGTATCTTTTAATAGTGCTTTAATTTCTGTTAAGTCATGTGAACTTGTTAAGTGGTTGTCTCCATTTGCTAGCCTATCTGGGTTGTTTTTAGCCATGTGCACAACGGTTTCGCCTAATAACTGGTTAGCTCTATCAGAACGCGTCATAGATAGTGGGATAGCCATTTCAGGGCCTGCTTCACCAAAGACAGATGGAGTATTAGCGATTCCACCATTAGCATAGCCATGTCCGTTACCAAGGAAACTTAGTCCGCTACCATACCGATGCTTTGCGTAGTTTAAGCCAGCTAAAATATTGTCATATCCATTCCAGATATTATTATGACCGCTTAAGTGATAGGCACTAAATGTCCCAGGTTTAACTTGCATCAATCCTTCTGCGTGTCCGTCAGCTAAACCATCAGTACCACCCATAGCTTTAGGGTTACCACTAGATTCAGTATTAATCTGCCGTAACACTCGACTAACCATACTTGCGCTGGTTGAGAGTCCAAGCTTGCTCAATGCACTTTTAACGTCAGACTTCCAACGCTGTACACCAGCTCCACCTGGATCACCAGTACCGCTTCCACCATCGCCGCCAAACATGCTGGCGATCTTACTAATGGTCTTCCAGAATCCACCGCCAACTTGCTTCTTAATCATCTTTTGGAGTGAGTTATTAGTATCACTGTCGGTATCAGAGCCTTTATCTTTACCATGTTGCTTAGTAATATCCAGCCAGCCTTTGGTACTCATACCACTTCTGCCCCAAACGGAACCACCGTTTGTTAAGCCAACGTGTAAATGAGGCCCAGTTCCAAGTCCTGAATGTCCGAGTTTACCTAAAACATCACCAGTCTTAACATGCTGTCCTTTGTGGACCTTAACATCTTTTGCGTTACCAAATTCTTGATAAATAATTTCTTTACCGGTCGAATCTCTTGTAACAATGTTATAACCAACAGGACCCCAGCCAGTGGGAGCGCCACCAACACGGATAACCGTACCACCGTGCATAGCATGGAATGCAGTTCCTACACTTGCAGAAAAATCATTACCATCATGAACACCACCACCACGAGGTGAACCAAAACTATCAGTATGTGACCAGCCACTACCTGGTGATTGCCAGCCTCCACCGTATGAACCACTACCATCTCCGCTTAAGCTAACCATATCCCAGAGGTTGCTCCACCAGTTACCGGCAGCCTTTTTAACGAAATCGAAACCACCTTTAACCATAGTTGGGAAGAATCCTTTAGCGCCACCTTTAGAGAACGGCATAATCTTAGTTAAAGCTTTAGCTGGGTCAGCTACAATTTCAGTTCCAACCTTCCAAAGTTGTTGTAGACTTCCAGCAATCTTAGAAACGACCTTTTTAGTGCTATCCCATAAGTCACTAAAGAACGAACCTATTCCACCATCTTTAAAGTGAGTTAAGCCTAGCATTGGAGCTAGTCTAGCTGAATCTGTGGCATTTGCTACTTCATCACCTGGGAACAATACTGTTTGAGCGTTCTTTTCCTTCATGTATTCAACGTTTCCGGTTGATTTGCGGAAAATTAGCTCTGGATTGTTTGCCCCTGCTTCGTCATTAACAACCGCTGGTGTAATCTGGTTAATCGCACGTCTAAAGCTTGTAGAACCTAATGAACCAGTACCAGTTGCAAAGTGGACCTCGCCAATTGGTTTAATAGTTTGTTTCTTACCGCCAAAGGTATGGATGACCGTATTAATGCCACCTACACCTTTGTTGATAACTCCAATAACAGCATTAAGACCATCAGAAGCCATCTTTTTCATTTCATCCCACAAACCACTGAAGATATTCTTAACGCCTTTAACAAGTCCATTCCAGCCAGATTTGAATTTATCACCAAAACTTCCTAGAGTGTCCATAGCTCCAGAAGTCCAGTTACTAAAAGTCTTGCTTAATTTATTAGTTATTCCGTGGAAAAAGTCATGAACACCATTCCACATATTTTCCCACTTTTTACCGAACCAACTCTTGAAACCAGTCCATGTTTTTGAGATTGCACTAGTCCAAGATTTGAAAACTTTAGCAACCTTTTTAAAAATACCAGCATAAAAGTCATGAATAAAATCCCAGTATGAATTCCAAGCTTTTTTGAATAATTTGCTAAACGAGTTCCAATATTTCGAGATTGCTTTAGCCCAAGATTCGAAAATTTTGTGAATGCCATTAAAAATATTAGAAAAGAATTTATTAACTGATTTCCATGTATTATTCCAGGCTTTTTTGAATGACTTTCCAAATGATGAAAAGCTTTTTTTCATATTGCTAAAGAACTTTTTAATTCCCTTAAGAGCCTTTTTAGTGAAATTGGAAACAGCTTTTGCAATGCCATTAACAAACTTTCTAAATTTCTTATTGTGCTTATATAACGCAACTAAGGCAATACTTACACCAATTACAGCTGCGGCAAGTGCTACAAATGGATTTGCTACCATCACTGCTGTTAATTTAACAAACCCACTCTTTACAAGGCTCAACCCTTTTCCTAAAAGTTGTAATGGAGCATAAGATTTCTTTAGTAATCCCATACCTTCACCAACTTTAGTTATAGCCGACCCAAACTTTAAAACTTTTGAAGTAATAAAAATGCCTGCCAGAACTTTACCAAGGGTTTCTAACCTTTTTTTATGCTTAGAAAGCTCACCTAACGCACCAGACAAGCCTTTAACTGCCTTACTATGCCCAGCCATGCTTGCTAAGGGTTTAACTACTGCACTTAAACCACCAATTAATCCCTTAAAGAATCCACTACCGATAGTTCCAATAATCTTAATTGAACTCCATAAGCCTTTAAAAAAGCCAATGATATCTTTAGCATGTTTAGCAATCGTGTTAGCTAAGCTAGTAATCGTATTTGAAATTGATTTAAAAATCTTGCTGGAATTAAATCCACCTTTGAAATTCAATGCTTTCGAAAAGGCGTCAGTAATTGTGCCAAACCCTCTAGATGCAACACCACCCAATTCAGAAAATTGTTTTTCTGTATTCTTATCAGAAACCCATTTAGAAATAGTGCCTAAGAATGGATTTCTCATTTTAAGAAGTGGCGTTGTAAACGCGCTTAATAATGCTGGAACACGTGCGTTAACTGTTCTGTTCATTCCGTCAAATGTCTTACCAAAGTTAGCAGTCGCACCAGAATATTTCTTCTGCATTCCATCCATGACTTGTTGCATAACCTTAGACGAAACTTTACCTTTGGAAATCATATCGTTAAGTTGAGCCATGCTGAGATTGCGGTTTCCGGAAATCTTCTGTTCGGTTTTTAGTAACTCGGTTCTAATCTTAGGAAACACGTTAACAAACGACATCATATCTTGAGCACTAACTTTGCCATTAGCCATCATTTGTGAATACTGAGTTGAGAAGTTCTTAACCGCATCATCAGATTTACCAAAAGCATCTTGAAGAGTTAAAACGTCTGTAGTTAGTTGCTTAGTTGTCTTACTAGAATTACTAATTGCGTAAAACTTTTGGTTTAAGTCATTAACCATGTCAGTTGAGTTAGCAAAGGAAGCTGCCATGTCATTAGTCATGCTAACCATCTTTTGACCTTCTTTAGCATTCCCCGTCAAGGTCAACCAAGAAGCATTCATGGTTTGCTGTGCCTTAGCATAATCCATAGACTTAGACCACATATCATGTAGTTTCATTGAGATTGCGCCTAGGGTACTAGTAAAAGCGTTACTAATAATGTTAGCAGCGAACACACTTTTGAAGATCGAATGTGTTTCTTTACCTTCCTTTCGCAATCCACCAAACGATCTACTTAACCGTTGAATAGGAGACGGGTTTAACTCTTTGATTGATTTATCAAACTTAGAAACAGAAGATTTAGACTCTACCATAGAAGTTTTAAGTTTTTCTACAGCTATTCTCTGTTTGTTGATAGCACTTGCACTGCCGTTATTCTTTTCTAAGTCTTTAAGGAGTGCTTCTTCTTTCTTCAAAGCTTTACTAGTATCATCAATAGACTTACGAGCGTTGTCTCGTTTCTCCTTAAGAGCCTGTTCATGCTTACCTTCGGCTTCTAAACGATCCGATACAGCTTTTGATAACGAGTTACGTTGACGCATAGATGAATTAAGGCTGTTGATGCCACTTTCTTCACGTTTTAAAGCTTCATAAGCGCGTTGTTGTTGCGCTTCCATGGACTTTAAGGCTGTGGTAGCTTTATCTAAGTCATTACCATATTTTACAGCCTGCTTAGCCCCATCTTGAGTGGTCTGGTCTAAATCTTTCATCTTCTCTTGAAGAACTTCTATACGCTTTCGTTCAGCTTCTATAGATTTTCCAAGACCCTCATACTTGGCTTCACTAGCTTTCAGATAATCACCACTAGATTTTAGTTGTGCTTCTTGAGCCTTCCAAGCCGATGTAGAGCCTTTAACAGCTTTGGTCAAAGAGTTGATACTGTTAGAAGCCTTAAGAGTTTCTAAGGCAACGGCAGTACTCATAATTGAATCAACTTTGCTTGCCATATATTTTTATCCTCCTTTCTTTAAGAATTTTGTTTATAGATTTCCATTGAATCCACCATTTGGTCCTCTGGTGCTTTAGCATTTATTACTTCTAAAAACTCAAAATAATCTTGTCCGTCTATATCTTTTGGCAATAGATGATATTCCATAAGCATTTTTTTATAAAAGTAATTCATATTATCAATGGAACGTTCTTTTTTAAAAATCTCTATTCGGATTTGTCGGAGCCGTTCTCTTCTGCTAAAGGGTCTTCTAAATCTTTTTGTTCTGCCTTCATACCTTCACGGAGTTTTTGAATATCTTTGTCAGTAGCGCCTTGGAAACGTGCAGTAGCTTCACCAATTGCAAACGATAATTCCTCTGGGTCTAGCTCTTCTTCTGCCTTTTCAATCTGTTTGTCGCTTAGCTTTAAGAAGTTTTTGAAGAAATGTTCAATTTCACTCAATAATTGTGCCTCATGTTCAAGTTGTTCAATTTCAGTCATATCGTCTGAGTGATCATCTTGCAATTTAAGCAAAGTCAATTGAATCGAGTTAATCAATTTTGTGTTTGCTACACTTTGAGCAACTTTGACAGCCTTTTTCATGCCTAATTCTTTAATTTTGATGTTTACAATTTTCATAGCTTTGTTTTCTCCTTAAATTAAAAACCCGCCCCTTACGGTATTGTTTACTTTCTCAGGCGAGCTATAGTTATTTATTCAGCTTTTAATAGTGCCCCGGTTGCTTCAGGGGTTACGGTTACCCCTGCCGGGGCTATAGTTTTGACGCTGGGTCTACGTAACCTGCAAATACTTGTTTCTTCATCTTAGTTTCATCGAATGCTTTTGAAACATCGGAATACATAGCAAGCATTTCACCATCAAATTCTGGTGTAGACAATGCTTGATAAGTTAAGGCATCAGTTGCCATCGTTTCAGCGTTAGTATCAGTTCCGTTATTAATTGAAGCTTGTGTCATTGATCCGTTACCGAATCCGTAATAAACTTTGTTCATGCGGTCAATAGATTCGCTTTCAATAAGCATTGCAACTGACGGATGCTTACCAGATTCAATCCAAGCTCCTGTATCTGGGTCTTGCTTACGTCCAACAATCTTTTGTGTGACTTCAAATGGTAATTTGTTGAAGTCTAGCGCTACTTGTGGCGCTCCCTTAGGTGTTGAAACGAATACACCAACATTATTACCATATTGAATGGTTCCAGCTGCTTGAATATTCGTGATATTAGCTGTTTTAGTACCCCACATTTGTGTTGTAACTGGTAGCAATCCATTTTCTGATAAACCATTTTCTCCTGTAAGAACTTTCCCTGTTTCAGAGTCTTTGAGTGCTAGTGTTACTAGCTTTAAACCTACTGTAGCCATTAATAACTACCTCCTATATAATTTTTTTGAGTAAAATAAAAGACCTTGACTAGTTGTTTAGTGTCAGGGTCTGCATAAATTGGTTTTGAATCGTCTATTTTCCAACCTTTTTCCAAAAGCAGTTGTGTAATTTTAATATCGTTCTTTTGAATTGAATCTTTAAATTGATACTTGAAAAATATTTGTACCTGAACAGCATTCTCGATTCCGTTAAACATGTTATTACCGTATTGAGTTGGTTTTTCTCTGATTGAAGTGACCAGAGCAATGGTTCTGCTGGTATCATCTTGAGCACTCTTCGGCAAATAATTAACGTAGCATTCATCAAGCCAATCATAGTTAGCTTGATCGAGAATATTTTTAACCTCTAGTATGGGATTATCCATCATCAAACCTCCCTGTGCTTATTAATAATCTTCTGATACTCCTTCTTTTCAGCCTCTAGCACCTTTGGCATTACTCGTTCTCTAAGGTTCGTGATGAAATGGTCACCAACATAGTACTTAGTGCCATCATTTAACCGCCTAGCATTGCTAGCGTGGTAGTGATCGAATCCAACAATACTAGTGCCATCTTTGATGTTGTCAATATTGGTTCCTTTAATCACAACTGAATCTGCCATGTGTCCAAAAACTTTATCATCATGTCCAGAATAGTGTTTCTCACGTGTCTCACGTTCTAGTTCTTTCTTAAAAACCTTAGCACCAGCTTTAGTTATCTTAGCTTTATCATTGGTAGACATGCTTGTAGATATCTTTTTAACCTGCTTAAGCCACTGTTCCATAAAATCAACGTAATCGATGTTAAGCACCTGCCTTCTTTACTTTCTTAAGAGTGATGAAGTCGTAGGCAAAAGTTTGATTAGTATCATCTGTACTGATTGAGACAATATCATAAAATTCATCACGATATTTAGCCTCGTAACTTTCATTGACTTTAGGATTATGACGAATAACCACAATGATAGTATCTTCCAGTTCCGTTTTCATGATTTGATATTGTTGATTGAGTGTTCTAGTCCGCGGAGCGCACCATAGACTTAACTCGGATATAAGTGTCGGAACATAAAAGTTACCAGATTTATCTAATTTATCTTTTGTCTTTCTAAAAGTAATTTTGTGGTTAAAATCAGATGATTTGAGTTTCATTGTTGCCATCATCATCACTGCCCTTCTTCATGTCTATAGCAACCTTAGCTGATAGATGGATAATCACCATTTGATACCCTTTAGATGTTCCATTAGTCAACTCACGGTCGTAATACATCGACGTAGCTAGGTTTTTGGTAGCCAAGTCAAACAATTTTGGATACTTCATTTCAAGTTGTTCAGTTGTTAGATCATCGGTTACGATATCGGTTACAATCTCTTTTGCATAATCAATTAAGTTTTGAACGGTTAGCTTTTCTGTATCATCAATATCAATGTGGAGCTCGTCCATTAGTGCTTCAGCTGTCACAGCCATGTCGGACACCTCCTATTTTTATTTTGTTTCTGGAACTGTGAACGCTGGAACATCTACTTTATCAGATGTTTGTGTACCGTCCGTGTAAGCAAGTTGATAATCACCAGCAGCAACTTGCTTACCACCTTCTAAACCAGTGATTTCTACTTGTTTGGTGCCAACGCCACCAGTGGCAACCTTAACACCAGACTTATCGTAGACTACTAGCGATTGTTTACTTCTATCTGCCATTATTTAAGCCATCTCCTTTATTAATCTGCGCTTAGTAAAGCCCCTGTTTCAGTAGGGGCAACGTTAGCCCCACTAGGGGCGTCTATTTTGACGGTGTACCAGCGCCGACTGTAACAAAGTATCCAGCTGATTTATCCGCAACTTCGATATCAAAACGCATTACTAGTCCGAGATATTGACCGTAAATTTCATTCTTAACCCAACTAATTTGTGTATCCACACGGTTGACATAAAGAATTGCACGTTTTAAATCACCAACCCAGATATGAGCTTCCCCAACTTGACCTAGTAATTCGTCATTAACTACAACTACTGGTTTACCAAATAAAGTTAAACCAGAAGCTGCTGTGATGCTTTCTTGTAGTAAGTAGCGTCCTTCTTTGTCCTTCAATGTATCTAAAACTTGGTATGCTGATTGTGAAACAACAATAGTTTTATCATAAGCAGGGTCTAAATCAACATTAAGAACGCGTTTTAAGTCATCTGCTACTGTGTCAGCGGTTGAAGCTTTAGCGTTAAACGCAACTAACTTAGCACTAATAGCCTTATTAAGAGTGTTTAAACGTTGTTCACTAGCGTTCTTTTGAATAACTGGCATTAAAGGAACTTGCGTATCTTGAATTGATTCTTCTGAAATTGGAATAGCTCCACGATAAGTAGCAATTTTCCAAGTAACATTTTCGAATTCTGGTTTAGCTAAGGTTGGATTTTCTTCCAGTTCTGCTACTGAATTCATTACAGCAGTAGCACGTTTCAAGATTGGGTAAGTACCAGAGGCAGTAGTAGCAGGAGTCTTAGTTACCAATGCTGATAAGTCAGCAACCGAGTTAACTTCTGCTTCTGGATTGTAGATGATTTCTTCTGGAATCATTGGCCCAATATCGCCAGTCACTAAACCAGTGTCTCGGACAGTACCGTGAGAACGGATGTAGCTTTCAATTGAACGTGTACGGTTTTCTTTCTTTTCTTCTTTTTGCTTTGCAGTTAAGTTTGTAGCCATTGTTTTACCACCTTTTTCTTCATTTTGTTTTTTTGCATTAAGTTCATCCTCGGCGACATAATCATCGTCTGAGTTATCATCAATTTCTTCATCCCTTTTTTCTGGGTCTTGCTTAGTATTTTCAGGATCATCTTTGGATTTATCCGCTGGTTTATCCGTTTTACCTTTTGAGTTTCCCTCAGGATCACTCTTAGATTCGTCCTTATCTAAATCATTCAAAGCACGGAGCTTAACATTAAGCCCTTCAATATCCTTCTTTAGATTTCTTACCTCATTCATTTTGTTTTCAATATTTTCTGTAGAACTATCTTCGGCACCCAATAAATCTCTAGTTTCAGAGATCAAACTTTTAAGTTGCCCTGTCTTATCCCGTAATTGCTGTTCTAATTTTTCTTTATTCAAATTAAAAAACCTCCATTTCTGTTAAATCTAAAAAGAGACGCGCCTTTTCTCGACGTGTCTCTTCATTAACTTTCTTTAATCCACGACTAACAGCAACGCTAGTCTCTGTGTAAGCGGGTAATGGTGTAATGCTTATCTCAGTCAATTCTTCAATTTGTAAGATTGTGTGAACTAATTGACCATTTGTATCTCTATTCCAGGAATCATCTTCAATCGTAAATCCAAAAGAACATCCTTCTAAATTTCCATTCTTGATATTAGTGTAAACATCTCTTCCTAGAGTTGTATCTGGAATATCCAGCGTAAATTTAAGCCCGTAATCATCAATATTTAAAACTAAAGTTTTAGCTGACACTCTACCTAAAACGTTGGATAAATCGTGACTATAAAGGGCTAATACATTACTCATATCAACGCCGTCAAACATGTTGGGATCACAATATTCAATAAAGCCTAAGTCTTCGCTTGGTTGATTAAATACACAAGCGTAACCAGTAACCTGTCCAATAGCAGATGTACTATCATCATTGCTTAAATCCCGTAAGTGCCAATCTTTATTTAAAACACTTCGAACATCATTTTTCGAAGTCATCATCTATCACCCCCTTTCGTTGAAGCAGGGCGATTACTTGTTCACCACTCAAAACAGGAGCTTTTCCACTCGCAAACTTAGCTATCATATCGGCATATTTAGAACCTGTTGGGTCTACAATAGGGTCTAGGTCTGCTTTAACGGGAACCTTAAATTTCTGTTCTAACTCGCTTACAAACGGTTTAATGTAGCGATTAAAACTACTAATAAACATGCTTGTAGACTGATCTAATGAACTTTGCTGGTCACCTTGACCATTTAAGTAGTTGTCTGGAATACCAAACACTTTACTAACTTGTGCTCTAGTCCAATCTACATTGTTCAGGTATTCAGCTGTCTTAGCGTCAATCGTTGGCATAGCTTCAACGGTAGCCGATTGGTCTAATACAACTGGCTTACCTTGGTTTGCTCCAGAATACTGTTCTTGAAAGCTATCTCGAATATACTCTTTGACCTCTTTAGTTAATTGAGCTTTCGGTACCGAAATAGCTAAACTAGGTGCAATGAAGTTTTTGAGCGTATTAAGTGATAATCTACTAGATAGAGATTGAAAAGATAGTTCGTTAATTAGTGCCTGTAGTGGTGATGTTCCAACGTATTGGTAAAGTGAATTACCAGTAACAAAGATACGAAAATGTAACATATCGTCGGATCGAATAACTTCACTATTGCGTTCGTCGTTGTAAGACACCTGATAGGTTAAATCACCATTGTTATCACCAAGAATGACTTGAACGTTTGCGTATGGAATTTCTTCAAGTTCTACTGGTATCCCTTTTTTTCTACGAATTGCTACATACGCATTACCAGTAAGCAGCATTTGATTAATAACTGACGTCCAGAATCCATAAGAATTAATTTTGTCATTTGGATGGTTAAATACGTCATTAAATGGGTTGTCCATCACATAATTAATGCTCGCTAATTGAGAACTAATTAAACTGATAACTGAAAAGATATCAGAGTTCTTAATAGCCGTATCAGCGCTCACAACTGGTTCAGGTATAATTGCATTGCCTGTAACCGTAAACGGCATATAACCGCTTGGTAAGCTTTGTGAGCGAGTGTTTAAACGAGGAAATGGATTAATTGCCATGCATTACTCACCTCCCTTCCTGCTCGCTGTAATCCAACTAAGGTAGATTAGAGATAAGCCCAGGACTATCAATCCAACATATTTGCAAAATAAAAACCCTGCTACAGTAAACGTAGTCAGAGCCATAATCATTAATATTAAACTGATATTTGCTAGTATTAATTGTCCAAACCATCTAATTTGTTTCAATTGTCCACCTCCTAAAAACTAAAGTCATTCATAAAGTAATCGTTAATTTCATCTGTTGTTTTATTGTCCCAAATTGATTTAGTTTTAATATTTGAAACGCCGTCAAAGTAATACATCCCTTCATAAAAGGCATCAATTAAGGCATCTACTGCATCAATCTTACTTGTACGCTTATCTTTATTAATCTTGATACCATTATTTTCTTCAAACAACAAAGCATTCTTAAGAGAATACTGTAGAATTCCATCGTCCAACATTGTAATGCGCTCTTGATGTAATTCATCTCGGAAAAAACGAGTTGGTTCATTAAGACTTCTTACGCCTTGAGCAACTGGGATACATATCCATTCAGTATTATCTACAATCTGTTTAGTCATTGCAGTTTCATGGTAATGATCATAACAGAATGCCTTAACTTCTAGATTGTGCATCTCAACATAGTTCATCAACCAGTTGTAAACTTCGTCATCTTCAACAATGCCGTATAAGTTTTCAGTAATCCTGCCAAATCCTTTTTCAACTTCTGCACGATAATTAATTCCATCTTGATGTTCTTTAACATTGATATCATTGTTAGAATTTCTAAGTGGAATAAACGAGAATTGTTCGACATGGAACTTACCTACTCCGTTATCTTCATAAGGATATACAAAAGCGATTGCGTTATCATCACTGAATTGTCCTTTATCGTATCCGATATAAACTTTCCTTCCATCAATGTTAAATTTAGGGATAACTGCCTTCTCTAAATCTTCAAGACTAACGTAAGAATTGGCTTTAACCTGCAACCAGTTGTTTAAGTTACGATTTTGAAACTCATTAGCAATTCCAGAAGCTATGTGAGCATCTTTATCACTAATCATACGTTTTAGGATAGCACCGTCTTCATCTAGCTCTAGCAAAGGATTGCTCTTAATCCAAGTTTCAGGTTGGTTAATTTCATCTAGGTTATCTTGTTGCCATACCAAACATAAATAACTGTCTTCATCACGAGAATAATCTTTTTTCATAACGTCTTTTAAACGTATCTGATCTTTATAGAATAACATTTCTGTATTCTCGTAAGACGTAGATATCATTAATAATTGAGCGTTAGGTAAGTGAGATTGTCCTTGAGTGATTTTACCGATATTAGGTTTGTGAGCGTAGCCCCCATCTCCTGCTTCATCAACCACTGCCAAGCGGAAATGGTAACTATCAAATTGACCGGATTCATTAGACAATTGAACTACTTTATTACCAATCGCAGATTTAATACCCTGTTCGCCAATATAAGTATCGGTATTGTTTAAAATTTCTTGTATGTCTTCTTCGGTATCTTTTAGAATTCTTCCAGACGTTAGCACATAAGCCCACGGCTTTTTCATCTGTGCACCAGTAGGCATTGTATAACCTATATCTTGGTTAGATAGTCCGGAACATTCGATTAAGTAGGTGTACCACAGCATGATGCTAGCAATATAAGATTTACCGTTAGCACGTGCAACTGATACAATCACACGAGTATAACGGAAGTTGTCGTTATCCTTGTATACCCAAGCTTTACTCATACATAAAATGGCTTTCTGCCATAACATTAGGGGCATAGGTTTACCATGTGCTGGTTCAGGGAAAATAGAAGCGAATCCTAAAATACTACGACACCGTCCTAAATCGTAGCGATAAGGAAAGTCTTCGTCTGGTTCTTCGGCTCTTCTTAAGTCCTGTAGATGTCTAAAACAAGCTAGCTTCATCATCTCACCGGAAACAATCTTATCATTAACGACTAACCAAGCATAAACAGTTGCAGGGTCACGGTACTTCTCTAATATAGCTGTAAAATCTATCTTTTTAACCGCCTCGGAGACGCTAGCCTCTCCTTTGGATAAATCTACCTTATCAATCATTAGAAGTCACCGGCTCCCTCTCTAAGCTTCTCAGCAAGTGACTTCTTATCTTTCTGCTTCGGCTGTATTAGTTGCATTAAATCTGAACGGCTTTTTGGCGATAATCCTAACTCTGAACCAGTTTTAATTAAACTTTTAAGCGCTGAGTCATATACTTGTACCATTGGATTCTTTTTCCATCCCACAAAATCTTTACCAATAATTTTACCTTCTGCATTCTGCAATGATTTATAAATAGGTGTAACTTCACCATTTTTTTGAATATGCTTGTAAGCATTCCGATAAATTTCATATTGTGTGGCGTAAAATTCTACCAAAGAAGTGTCCATTCGTTGGACTTTCCCTTCGCTTTCTAAAAAAGGTACGACTTTGCGCCATACGGCTTTTGCTTCGGTTCCTAGATACTTTGGTGGATCACTAGACAAATGCCCGTCGTTCTGGTCTTTATACGGTTTCTTAGCCAACGAATATCAACTCCTTTCCACTGGGTACCCCCCCTACCATAAAAATTTTAAAAGTAGCATATAGCGTGAGAGCACTATTGCGTTTCGCTCTTTATCAGAAAGCCTATGGGGCGGGGGTTTGTTGACCTTTTTTGAAATTTTATTTTTTGATTTTTATTTTTAGAAAATTTTTTTGGATTTATTTTTGTAATTTAATTTTTCATTTTTAATCTTCACCATCATCTATGATATTCGACCAATCAATTGTTAACGAGTAAGTTGGATAACTAACTACTCCCGTATTCAAGTCTCCGTCTTCTTCATAGTCTACTTGATAACCAGCTTCGACTAGAAAATCGACTAAGCCTAGTATTACCGATCCTTGTACTTCATGTTCCTTAATCCTAGTCACTCCTGCATTCGAGGCTTCTTCAATATCCTTGCTAACTGCTTCAATAAACTTAGTAGCTCTTTTATTAGAAGATTCCTTAGATACCCCATAAGCTTTGTTTGCTTCATAGATAAACAATGCCTTATCCTCCTAGCTTCTCTTTGATAACCTTAATCCACCAATCCTTACTAACATGTCTTAACTGATTAGGTTTCATACTCTGTTCTAACTTAGTCTTGATGTTATGTTCCTTACGAGATAGTAACCATAGATTACTCATCTCATATCTATCATCACCATTTAGTAACTTTAAAGGTATGATATGATCTACAATAATATCCTTATCATTTAATATCCCTTCACTAACTCCAGATACATACATGTCTCTAGCAACTATATAGTTACGTGTATCAGTCCATCGCTTAGAATGATAGAAACTGTTGGCTTCTTTATCTCGTTTATATTGGTTATAAAACTTATCTCGCTTGCTATCTTCTGGTGTCCTTATCTTGTTAATCGTATGCTTCCTGCAATACTTTACTTCAAACGGCAACAACTCATGACAACCGACGTGATAGCAATGGTGCATTTTAATTCCTGCCATATTAATTACCTCCATAATAAAAAGCCACACAACAATTAAGTTATGTGACCTTAGTGTTATAAAAATAAGACTGTAAGGAGTCGAACCTTACAACAAGCTACACGTCTCCTAATAATTTATTTGTCGAAAAGAATCGTGCTTGTTAACCATTTGCCTTACTTGAAAGATTAATTGCTTGCCTTGCTTGTGTAATGATATTCATTTACTAATCTTTCGATAATACTAATATAAACCGTATCCTGTATGCTTTGTGTAACCAATTTGTACTGATTTTGTTACTTTTTAAACACCCTTAAATCTTCAACATCCACAAACGCCCATGCAAATTGTAGTAAAGCTTCATTTAATCTTTTATTTTCATAACCTCGATTGTAACCTGTTAATTCTTCAATTTCCGACCAAGTTAATCGTTTGAAATAACGCAGTTCTAATACGTGGCGATGATCATAATCCAATCCACCACATGATATAATTACCTTGTTTAATATGTCTTTCGCATACACATGTAAAGTAACTTTAGTTTCCGCCCCATTATCAGCACTATGGGATACTGGCATGCCACTAATTACTGGCGATTTAATATCAACATAAGCTATGTGTGCCATATTCTGAATCGCTGGGAACTCTACTTCAAAAAAGTGTTTCACATTCTTGATAGTCTTTTTCTCGTCAAGTTCTGGTATTAATGGCACGGTTTCCTACCTCTCTTTTTTTGTGAAGATCTTAATATCAAATTCCTTAGATAACTTACTAATATAACCTTTACTACGACACATCTTTTCACCTATTTCAGCAGATGTTAACCCTTGACCTGCTAAGTTAGCCATCTTGACTGCGTCAATTTGGCGTTTTCTCTTATACACTTGTTTACGTCTGCCCCACGTATTGCTAGGTCTTTTAATGGTTGAATCTGTCCTATATCCCATCAACTCCGCTTGTTCTGCTAACGCTTGACAAAGTTCACAATCGCAATACAAATCACTAGTATGTCCTGCCTCTACAACGGCATCCAGCCGACGATTAAGTTCGTGGGCTTGTTCTTTTGTTGGTTTAATCCGTTTCGCCTTTGCTACCAATGTTATTCCTCCTTACCTAGCCTAATCATCTAATTCAAACTCTTCGATATGGAATCCTTCGTACTCATAATCATTTACAACGTCATCTGGTATCTGTTTTTCAGCTTCTTCAACGCTCGAATAAACACCCCAAATTTCAACCTCATCGTATTTTTGCCACCAAAGTACATAAACTACCATGCCCTCGCCTCGTATATTTCTTCTACATGTGAATGTTATACTCCTTGATAAACTCCTTCTGTTCATCATCTGTTGCTTTTCTAAATCTGCTAGCAATGCTGTTGGTGATTTCCTTACTAATTTCTTTGTGATTCTCACTTTCTCCACGTAGTGTTCCATCGTCCACATATGGATTTCTAATCATTGTGTTGCCGTAATTGAAAAGATTCCATCGATTTCTCTCGATTACATAGATTCCATCAAGTGAATACGTTCCATTGTCTGAAAGCTTCATTCCTAACTTATTCGCGCATTCCATCGCATTTAACCGTTTGCTAAATTTGTCAATTTTTTCTTGCTGATTTTCAACTTGTTCGTTGAGACTTTCATATTCTGTCAATGTATCGCAATGCAAATCATCAACACGTTTAGTTACGTTTATTAGTTTGATATAACATACACTAGCCGATACTATTGTAAAAATCATAACTGCTATTAAAATTGTCACTACCATCTATTCCACCTCTTCATAAGATTGTTGCTGTTTTGCGATATTCTTTTAGCATTGTTCGTCCTCTAAATCTTCTGATTTAATAAACACGCCATCAACAGTTTTTCCTTCACGATCCTTAATCGTTTCGTACGCCGATTGAATACAATCAACGATATTTAATCCGTTCTGTTCAGCAAATAACGTCATAACAACGAACATATCGCCTAGGCTATCCTCAATTTGTTCTGGAACTTTCTTATTGAATCCTTCCGCAAGTTCTCCCAATTCTTCGGTTAATTTATTCAGTTGTCTGCTAGGGTCGCCATCTGTAATGCCACGTACTGCACCCCATTTTTTAATATTCTTAACCGCATCATATAAATGGTACGATACTTTTGCATTTTCAAAAGCATCACCCATCATTTTGTCTAATTTATCTTTATCCATAATTATTCATATTCCTCCAATTTTTATGCTGGCTTTCTGCATGTTTTTCTACAGATGCCTTTACGATTGTTGATATACCAACGATTTATCTACACATTTTTCTGCTGATTATCTGCTAGTTTATTTATGTTTATGAACAATCACAAACGCTGTCATAATATCACGGCAAAAAATCACTTCACCAACATCTTCTATTTTTGTATTTTGTGGCGGAATAACTCTGCCTTTATGTTTAAAAATAAATTCGTTATTATCTTGTTGTTCCTTTTTCAGTTGAGACTTACTCATCTTCTACCTCCTCAAACTCAAGCAGTCCAGCGTTATTGTAATCATCGTATTCCGGAAAATTATCTTTGAGCCAGCTGGGGGTAAACTTAATTTTTATACCACTACCCAGTCCCATAGTATCTACAAAAAACTCTTTAGAATTAACATCATAATTTAAATAATTCATAGTCCCCTCGAATCCTTTTAATCTAACGTATTTTTCAATTTTATTCTCAACCTCGTAGCCGTTAGTTATTGCATTGAGTAATAGTTTTTGGTTGCCTATATTTTTCAGCCATTCATAATTTGATTCCTTATCAGTGCAATGATTGCATATCCAATAAACAATTCCCAATGAATCTACGTCATTGCTATAATATAATTTTGCCTCTACAATCCAATCAGCCACAAACTGTGGAATAACTACTTTCTTTGGTTCGTCTAACTTTTCTGCTAAATCAATTGCATAATCAAGTGCTTCGGCAAGGCCATCGGTATAACCTTCCCCATAACTATCAGCTTCTTTTAATTTATTGTCGTCGTAATATTTTTGTAGTTTTTTTGCATATTCTTCTTTAGTCATCTAGTCGCCCTCCTTAAACCGTTTCATCACTGGACGAAACTTAGCTTCTAAGTTCTCCAGCTCGTCAAGATATTGTGTCAACTCCATCACGTCATACTTATCTTCCAACATTAGATGAATACAAGCATTCAGAGCACGGCTCATATTGGAATAGTAGCCTTTTGTAGCGAACATAGGTAAATTATCCTTACCAATCTTAATCGCTCCAGATTCGTCCCTAACAGCCTTGAGCAAGGTGTAGTTAGCATAGTTATCTACCTTTACTTGATAATCCTCATTAATAATTACAATCATTATATTTCCTCCTATGATCTAGCTCTTTTTTGCCTTAGTTCGGGATAAGTCTTACGTAATACCCTAAGGTCAAAATTCACCGTACTTCTTGAAGCTTGTACCTCACTTGCAATTTCAGCGGTATTTGTAATTCCTTGTCTGAATAGCTTCTCAACCTTTTTGCGCCGATTAATAAGTTCTGGTTTGTCTTTGCCACTACCATATATTTCAATATCACGGCTATAACTTCCCATAGTTATTCTTCGGTATTCTTCATACTTGCCTTCATCCAATAGATCACGCAAGTGTTCTTCTTTTGATTTAACCGAATTACCTTTCACAATCACCATGACTTCTGGGGCATCATATTGGCTTACCATATGTCCATCTGCTTGAGAACCCTTGAGGAAGTTATCTAATCGCCACTTATTCAAATCAGAAGCATTTTCTGCTTCGTAATATACTTTTTTTGACACATTTCCAATTAATCTAAACATCGTTTATACCAGCTTTCTTTGCTTCACTATATTTCATTTTTATTTCTCCAATAGTTCCGGGTTTTCGTGCACGTTGCCAATAATTTCATACGTTCGGTACTTGCCACTTGTCCAAATATCGTACTCATCAGTTGCAGTTTCATAGCACCACCCAGCACTAATTTTGCTACGTTTGACTACTCCAATTTTAGGCGACTCGAATATCTGATCATTCGGTTTAGAAACAATAATATCGCCTTCATAGATATCCTTGCCGTTCACGTCTTTCAGGCCGATAAACTGCTCAAGCTCAAAATCACTTGCATCTAAGGCGTCCAAGGTCAACCCTTTCAATTCGTCATAGTCTCTAATTGCCTTGCACTCGTTATCCCACGTTCTAAATTTAATCATTAAATTTCCTCCACCTTAAAATTAATCCCTAGTCCTAACGTACTAAGTTCTGCATGCAAGATTGAAGCTTTGCTGATTGCTCGTTCTTGGCTATTAAACGTAGTAGCTTCTTCACGTTCTGCATCTAACTTATGGTTGTGTTCCTCTAATTTTTTATAATATTTGTCATTTGCTAAATTCTTAATCACCCACACGTTGCTGATACCTCCGTTTACGATCTTCTTCAATTAAAATTTTGACTGATTTCTCAAGTCCTTCTAATTCTTCTATAGTCCAATGACTACCAAATAATTCCGTTACGATCTGCTCCATTGTCATTGTTCGAACATCTCCGTTTGACCATCAGCTTCTTGTGATTCATCAGTATTAAGTTCCATTTGAGCTGGTGTAACTTTAACAATCACATCATATCCAGCTGTATTAGATAATTGAGTTGCTACCTCAAGGAAATCTGTATCTTCTACAGTCAATAAGACTTGCGCCCCATTCTTATCCAAAGTTACCTTTTTCATGTTTGCGTTAAATCCAAAACTGTTATCTTTCATTCTTAATTCCTCTAAAATGGTAATAATATTTCTGCAATCACATGATTAAATTGATTGTTTGTTAAATTGTTCATCGCTCTGTGTACGTCTGGGCGCTGATTGACTAGATAGTTAGTGTGATTATTAATCCAAACAATAGTGCTTATCATGTTTTGATTGCGTTCTTCAAAAGCTTCGTTAATAAAATTAGCCACAATGCGTTCTTCACTAGTTAAATTTTTAAAATTCATAGCTCCTCCACATAAATTTCTACTTGTGGTTCTTCTGAATAGAATTTGTCGGACTTAGTACTTACAATCTGGTTGTCATCCTTCCATACGATTCCTGTACAGGCGTCTGTAACTGCTTTAAATAGATTATCTATATCAGGCTTCATCGTCGGTCTATGGACTCCTAAGAGCCTTCTATGGCGTTCTACTTTTGAAACACTCTTTTGAACTGATCGATAGAATTTAATTTGTACATGCAGTGCTCCCTGCAGTGGTTCTGTTGAATACCGTTCTTTGATTACCTGATGAGCCATTTTTTTGTAGCTTCTATATGGTTCAGCCGTAAATGCAAATCCACGTCTTGTAACTCGTGGTCTACTAGCTGGTACTGGCTCGCCTGGAATTGTTAATCTAATCATTACTCGTACCCTTTTCTCTTACGGTAAGCCTTATTACATTTAGGGCACGGATTAACCTGTACTCCAATCGAACTTTCAACATAAACTCTTCCAGTTCCTTCACATATTTCACACATTAGAATATCGCCATCCTTTTATCTTGAGTTTCTTTAAATTTAATAATTCCATCGTTTTTCATAACGCCTTTATACATTCGACTTAACAATTTTGGATTGTAAATCTTAGATAATTCATCACTATTAAGATTTGTGGTTATAATCGTCCGATTTCTCTTATTTAAGACGCCAAATAACACTTGTTGAACATATTCGCTAGCCTCTCTGTTATCACGCTTAAACGAAGCCTCACTGCCCAAATCGTCCAACACAAGCAAGCTAACCTTGCCGAGCAAGTCCACCATGCGAGATTCGGTGTAATAACCATCGGGATGATTAAATGAATCTTTAATCAATCGCAACAGTTCATTGACTGAAACAAACAAGCATGAAGCGTTAGGTTTAATATTTTCGTTAACGCCTTTTAACATTGAGATTGCTAAATGAGACTTACCAACTCCGGGGTTGCCAGTAATAATGGTATTAGCTTGATAATCACGGTTAAGGTATTTGCCTGCAATCTGTCGTGCTTTTTTTAAATTAGCTTCTGCTTCTGTACCGCTATTGACCTCGTAGTTATCAAAACTTGCTTGCCATAAATCCTCATCATCAATAATTGAATCTTTTTTTAGGACTTCGTAAAATCCACGTTTATAGCTCCGCAGCGCTCCAATAGTTACTAACTCGTTATTTTTATGTCTCCGCTTTTCTTCAACACATCTAGGACAGAAAGGTATATGGTTAGCTAGCATTAGTAGTTTTTGATTTAGATGAACTTGGCAATATTGGTTAGTCTTTTTAACATGCTTTAAGAGTTCAAAATTCAACCCCGCCATAAGATTTTGTCCCTTTCTCTACCTTTGGTTTAATTTGTTGGTTTAAATACTGATCGAACTTGTTTCCAAACAAAGTACTTGGCTGTAAATACTTATCCGTAAAAAATGAGTTAGCATCGTTTGCGTCTAGTACCTTGTTATCAATTACCTTCTTAAAATCGTCCAATCTATAACCCTCATGCCATCTAGCACGAATCAGTTTCTTGTTTGATTCGACGTTCTTAAAGTGCTTACCAGCTTTTTCATTTAGGTAGTCGATTATTTGTTTGTATTGGATATGGTCGGACTTATTGTCCGACGTATTATTGTTAGTCTCTGTAGTAGTCTCTGGTAGTCTATGGTATTGGTTAGGACTCTCAGTCCCATTCAGAAGAGGACTCTCAATCCCAATCGTAGGGACTGCCAGTCCCTTTGGTTTTCCCAGATTGTCCAACGCTTCGTAATTAATCCTGTACCATTTAGTCTTATCGAAAACGGCTTTGTTATACACCCCAGTAATTAGCAAACCTTTTCTTTCTAAATCTTTTAAATAACGTTGAATAGTTTTTTCCGAAATCCACGGAAACTGTTCATGCCAGTTAGAGACACTGTTGTATACCCACCGATAGCCGTCTTTGACTTTGTTAGATTTGCTACACCAATAATGTATCTGCTGTAGCATAATTGCCTTATCAACGTTATCTAATTCAACCGCCAATGACGGTAATACTTGCAGTGGTGGCTCACTGATTAGTAAATTATTCATTTTACTTACCCCCGTAATCTCCTTTAATGTTCAATCGTTTCAAATCCTCGATGCTTAATTTGATACCATCAACAGGCACGTGATACTTAGCAGAAAACTTAGCTGATCCAATGCTCTCAATCTCGCTGTGATGTGTTCTGCACAGTGCCATTACATGACGCTTTGTATGGTCGACTTTGTTTCTATTTGTCCTGCCAACAACATCAATATGATGGATGTCAGCATACTTAGAACAAATCGTACAAACTCGGTGTATACAGCATTGATAAAGGTAGTAGTTCTCTTCTTTTGGTAATAGTTCATACCCTTTCTTAAACGGCACATGCCACTCGAACATAAAATCGATAACTAGGTCTAGTAACGTGTTAGCTTCGCTGACAGACGATTCTGTGGCGTCTGATAAGCTGATAGACTTGCCTGCGGTATAAAACTCGTACTGGGTATAGAACATTGATTTTAAAAATTCACTTGGCACTACGAAATAAGTTTCAATGTCATGGAGCAATGCAAAGAATAATCTTCGTTGCTGTACTCTTGCTTTCCTTGGATCTGCCACTTCAAAGTCAACGTAGAACTCGCCTTGCCCACCGCTAACAGTTTCCAAATGATCTTGATTTAGTGGTCTATCAAGATGAATTATCAAATCTCTGCCTCGTTGTTCCGCTCTTGCTCTCTGCATTTACATCACCTTAGAAGGGGAGCTGATCATCTGAAATATCGATTGATTGTCCACCATTGTTAAATGAATTATTGACATTCCTCTTTATTGAATTAGCATTGTTTGTATTGCGGTTATCTGGTAAGTCAAAGTCTGAAACGTCAATTTGAAGCTGTGTTTTACCGTTATATTCATTGATTGATAAACTTCCAGTTATTACTACATGGCTACCCTTTTTGTAGAATTTTTCTACCGTACTAGCTCTCGTTCCCCATACTGAGCATCTAAACCAGTCAGTACCGTATTCCCCGTTATTATCAGGTCGATTCTGTCGTACTGCTACACTAAAGTTAGCCACTTTGTTTCCACTTTGAGTTGAGTTAACTTGTACGTCATTGCCAATATTTCCAGATATAGTTATTTGTCGCATAATTAGTTACCCACTTTCTTTGTCTGTTTATTAAGTTGGTTAGTTACCAATTCGATTAATCCGATTGCAGTATCTTCCTGTAATTTTTCAATGGAATCTGACTTAACTTTTTTAAGATAAGCTTTAGAAACTTTTTCAATCGGTGTTTTGGTAACACTTGCCATACTGTTAAATAATTCTTTTAAAGTCTTCTTTTGTTCATCGTTTATCAATTCGGGTGCTTTTTGAGCTTTAACATTTTCTTGAAATGCGTCTGGATCTAAATCGTCTGTGGCTACATTGAAGAATTTTAATAAAAAATATTTCTCGCCATAAGTGAGTGCTTTCCCAACACCTTTTTCTCCAGCTGTGTCAATTCCTTGTGCGTACCACTGACATTCTAATTTTTCATCTGGATTATCTGAATTAACCCACGTCATAGTCATCATTAATTCAGTAAATATTACGGTAGATCCTTTTCGATTTTGACTTGTTTCGGTGTTTTTATTAGTAATTTGCGGTATTAAAATTAATTTTTCTTCATCCATCAAACCATGAATTGCACCTAAGACATCTGAAGATCCAGCGTACGAATACTGTGAAGCTTGTTGGGATTTTTGAATGTATGGTACTTTTTTGTGGATATTTTGAAGCTTTTGATATAACGTTTTTTCACTCATGCTTCCACCGCCTTAACTGTTAACTTGTCTGCCTTACGTTTAGCTCTGTATGGTAGTACCATTCCTGTTTCAGTATCGACTAACTGACCACCTTCACGAACAATGAAACGACCTTCTGCAACGTAACGCTTAATCGCCGAAACGTCTGGTTCACGCTTAATCAAGTTCACATCAATATCAGCTAATGCTTGAACCACTTCTTTTGGCTTGGCATTGTCAGTCTTAACTACTTGCCACCAACTAGGCTTACTAGGATTACTAGCTGTTCGTACATACTTGAATGATTTTGTCTGGAACTCTCTCCCATCAAACATTTGAAGTTCTTTCTGACTGATTTTATTAATCTCGTCTTGAACTTCTTCAATAGATAGAACGATTTCTGCTTTCTTGTTTTTTAGTCCACGTAACTTCCGATCTAACTTAGTGCGTTCCGCTTCAAGTTTATCAATATTCTTCACTTGCGTTCTCCTTTCCGAATAAGGCTTCAACTTCCTTACGCTCTCGTTCTTGTTCGTATTCACGTTCATATTGTTCGAACTGTTGTTGATTCATTTGTGTTATACTTCCTTTGTTGAATATTTATTTGAGTCCGCTATGCCAGTAGTGGACTTTTTATTTTGAATTCTTAATTCTGAACACCTTCTTTTGTGTATAATCGATATGAAGGAGGTGAAAACTTTGGAAACTAAATTCTTTAACTATATAAACACTCGATACGATGATTTTGAAAATGCCGAGATTGAGATTCCTTCTCTTTGTCCAAGATGTTCAGTTGGCAATAATCCCACTTTTAAATTTGATGGCATTAGAAGATTTTCAGATGGAAATGTAGCTTACTTCTCTCTACAATGTCCTAATTGTAGTGGTCATACATTTATTACTATTGAAAAAGACACTGACGACAAATTAAAATGGCATTTATTGACAAGCTATCCTAATGTGATAACAAAAGATTTTGAACAACTAATCCAGAAGTGTTCTCCCAGATTTGTGAAGTCATATAATGCCGCATATAATGCTGAACAAAATGGTTATCTAGATTTGGCTGGTTCGGGTTATCGTGCCTGTGCAGAAATATTAATAAAAGATTGGGCATTAAAATATTCTGGAGAAAGCAAAGAAAAAATTTCAAAATATAAATTACATGATGCCATATCACATTTTTTTAACGAAAATATGGCAGCTTTCAATGCATCCGACGTAGTTCGTTATTTCGGAAATGATTTCACTCACTGGGATAGGCCAGAAAATTTTGATGCTCGTGAAACTTTAAATGAAGTTAAAAATTATCTAGATATTTTAATTCAAAATATTCTTTTACAACTTAGAATTGCTAATCCACCGGTAGGTCGAGGTCATTCTGATTCAAAAAGTAATTGACCATCTTCTATGGAATAATAATGTTCTACAAGTCGAACTGGATTCTCTTGGGTTCCATCACCTATCCTGGTTGCAATACGAATCACTTTTATAACCTCTACTTCATAAGGATTCTTATTTTGCAAGTTGGTTATAACTTCTTCTTTGCTAGGATGGTTCATTTCATTTATCCTCCTTACCTTTTAAATAAATATCTTTAGGATCAAATACTAAGTGCTCCTCGCTACCGCAAATAGCGTCGAGTGCTTTTTTGATGGGAATGTTTGGACTAAATACTTCTCCACTTGTCATTGTTATGATTGTTGATTCTTCACCATCAGCTTCAATGGATTCAATAAAATCTGAATTCAAATACAAATCTTCTTTAATCTTTACTAACTTCATTACTTCTCACCTCCTTTAATTGAGTGACCAATTAATCCAGCTACTACTACTGAAATTAGATAAAACGCTAATTGCCCTAAACTTATTGATACAACCATTACAATTCCTCCAGCCATTTATTAACTTTCGTTTTGATAAAAAAGTTTCGCTTAAGCTTGCTAGGTTCAAAAGCTGCTGCACTCAAGTTGTCGTTTAAAAGAAAAACATCAACTGAACTTTTAGAAACTCCTAAATACTCTGCTACTGTTTTTTTGTCCATTAGCATTGGAAACCTGTCATCCGATAATCTATCTTCATTAACCATTGATTTAACCTCCTACTTCAAATATTTAGATAATTAAGCTACTGGATCGTCCTCCATTTCAATTAGTGGAAGATATCCGTTATCTTTTAATAATGCGTACAAGCCTAAACGTCCCTTTTGTGTCCATTTAGTATTAAGCACTGCTTTTTCTGTACCATCTTTGCGAGGAACCATCTTTGTTTCTGAGTGTGTCCAACCTGTTCTTTGATATTTTGCATATAGTAGCCATGTGCCACC